AAGACCTCGTTGAGAGAAAAAACGCGGCCATGATGACCGTCACGGGGTCCATGGCCCGCAAGATGAACGCGGTCTTGCCTGCGGGATCGGCAATCGTCGAGATCAAAGAGGACGGATCGTTCTATATCGGCTGGAACAACGGCAAGGCGACGGTTCCCTACTCCGGGTTGTCCGGCGGTGAGAAGGCGAGTTTTGACCCGGCGCTTTGCCGGGCGCTGGGGGGCACGGTGTTGTGCATTGAAGCTGCCGAAATAGATGGTCCTCATTTGACGGACGCGCTCAGAAAGTATGAGGCGGCGGGGATGCAGGTGATTGTCAGCACATGCCATGCCCCTGAAGTGGTGCCGCTGTCATGGAAACTGGTGGCGCTATGAATACAGTTCACGAACTCAAGACAGATCCGGAATGCTTTGCGGCCTCTATTGCGGGGATCAAGCCCTATGAGATCCGGATCAATGACCGATATTTCTATGTCGGGGATATTCTCCGTTTACGGGAAACGCTGCATACCGGGGAGGAAATGAAAAACGGGGCGCCGCTTGTTTATACTGGACGAACCCACGAAATGGAAATTCGGAACATCTTACGAGGGCCGATTCATGGCCTGCAGGAAGGATGGGTGATTCTATCATGAACCTAGATATTCAACAAATCACAGCCGTCAAAACCGACTCCCGCCGTGCCCTGGTGATTGCGGCGGCTGGCAGCGGTAAGACTCGCGTCCTCACTGAGCGGATCGCCTACCTCGTCGAAGAGTGCAAGGTGAGCCCCACGGAGATCTTGTCGTTCACATTCTCCCGCAAAGCAGCAACAGAAATGAAGATCCGCCTTGTGGACCGAATTGGATCACAGGCGTACAGCGTCAACATGGGCACCATGCACGCACTTGCACTGTCCATGATCAACCGTTTCGGGGAGGTCATAGGACTGAAATCAAAGGCCGTGACTGTTTATAGCCAATGGGAAGAAGACTTTCTGCTGAAGGACGTGTGCCGGGATATGGGACTGCACAACGGGAAAGCCTGGAAGACTCCGAAGCGTGACATCGACCGGGTTTTTTCTGAATATTATTCGACAGGCAACGAGCCGGAAGAAAATAGCATATTTGCACCATTGTTCCACGCCTCCATTCAGCGATGCAGGGAGAACAACAGCCTGACCTACGGGGGGCTTTTAATCGGCCTACGGCTCCTGATTCCGACGCTGGCGAAGTATCTGCACATCAAACACATCCTCGTTGACGAAGTACAGGACACCGACCGCTTGCAGTGGGCCATCATTCTGGAGATGGAAAAGGCTTTCGGGGCGACGCTGTTTGTCGTCGGCGATGTGGATCAATGCCAACCGGGAGACACTCTTGTTCTGACATCCACTGGTGAACAAAAGACGCTAAAAGACTTAGATCCGGAAGTGGATAAACTTGTAACTTTCGACCGCCATGGATGCCATGTGTATGGGATAGAAAGCCCAAAAAACTATAACGGATATTATTCGTTCAGGAAGTCCGTTAGAAATTTCACTGGGAATTTGCACACAATAAAGGCCGGAGGGTTAGAGGTAAAATGCACCCCAAACCATAAGTGGCCGGTACGTTTTATTAAAAATGAAAAGAATAAGAAGTTCTACTGCATTTATGTCATGCAACAAGGGAATCGGTTTAGGATTGGTCAATGCTTATTCTTTGGAAGAAGAGCTGCGGGATTCGGGTTTTCCGTGCGCTGCAGGATGGAAAAGGCAGATAGAGCTTGGATTTTATCTGTTCATGAAGATCCCCGGGAGGCATCAATCCAAGAAGAAGTATTGTCATATCAATATGGAATACCGCAAGTTTGCTTTGAAGAGCATAGCCCGGGATACAACAGAGAAATCATCGAAGGCATCTTTTCGAGGATTGACCTTGGTGCAGTAAGGCAAAGAGTTGAAAATTGTCTAAGGGGCTACGGGAGAAACATTGAATTTCCCTTCTGGGAGAAAGGCTTATGGACAAAGAGTGGATGGAGAACCAGTCACGAATGCTATGCATGTAACATTATCGAGAATATCTGCACAGTCCCAAAGATCTCGGGACGTTCTCATGAATGGGTTCCTGTAGAAAGAAACTCTTGGGAAACTGTCCTGGATTTTCCGGTCTATAGCCTAGACGTAGACAAATACCATACCTATGTCGTGAATGGTGGACTTGTTACCTGTAACAGCATCTATGAGTGGCGCGGAGCGGCTCCGAAGTACCTGGTAGACCATCAATCAGAGTTCGACATCTACCGCCTGGAGTCCAATTACCGCAGTGATCCGGCAATCGTCACGGCGGCAAATCGACTGATCGAGCATAACCACGACCGGATCACAAAGACGATGGTGGCGACCCGGCCGGAAAGTGACAATCCCGTGGAGGTTTTGAGGGAAGTTGACAGTGCGGGTCTTGTCTCGTTTTTCGGCCCTGGTCAATGGTCCTCTACGATTGAGGGCGGTATTGCCATCCTTGCCCGTACCCACAACCTCCTGCAAAAAATTGACCGGCTAATGGACGAAGCCAAAATCCCACACACCTACGTCGGGCGTAATTCATCTCTGGTAAGCTCAGAGCCCTTCCGTCGGTTCCACGCCTTCCTCAAGCTCTGCGTCAACCCCTACGACAATTTCTCGTTTCTGCTGATCAAGGACGTGATCGGCCTCACCCCGGAACAATACGGCGCAATCCGGGTTGCCGCGGCCGAGGAGGGGAAGAGTCACTTCCAGGTTTTTATGGGAGATGCGGAATACCTGCATTATCCATTTCCCGCCGGGGAGCTGGCTGATGTCGTCTCTGTCGTAAATGATAACTACCCCGGTCTATCTCCCGAATCTATGGTGTTTATTACCAGTTGGATGAAGGACAAGAGGGATGTATCCATCGCCTCCTACCTCGCCTGGCTGGCCACCTACGAGATTCAGAACGATATCAAGAAGGATGAGGATCAGGCGGGAATCACGCTCATGACGATCCATGCAGCCAAGGGCCTTGAATTTCCTGTCGTGATCATCGCCGGTTGCAATGAGGGGATCATCCCGAGCAAGCAGGCGTTGGCGAACGGGGAGGAAGAGGCGGAAAGACGCCTCATGTACGTGGCTTGCACGCGCGCCCGTGATCAACTGGTCCTGGCGGTGCGTCCCGAGATTGAGGACCGGGGGAAGTATAGCCAAGAGGTTCCCATCAGCCGGTTTATCGCGGAGGCGGGTTTGTAAAAAATGACTAATATTATTACCCAAATTATTCCACATAAATAACCAACAAATCAGAAGGCTTACGATGATCAAAGAATTAACCATCAAGGATATCTCGACGCGAGTCGAGGGATTGTTGCGGCATTACCAGACGGCGATCAATGGTGTGTTTGAAAGCGAGGGCAAAATCAAGATTTCCATGCCGGTGGAACTTTCATATGACCGGACCATGAAGGGCACAAAAGTCAAGGTCGGGATCACGTTCGTGACGGACAAAATCGATGACACGTCAACCGGGTATGTTGACGAAGAACAGGGGAAGCTGGACCTGGCGCCGGTTGCCGAAAACACCGGAACCGGCGAGCTGAAGAGATGCCCGCTGCGGCCTAATGATCTGATTTACGCCTCATTCTGCAATAACTCGTGCCCGTTGAGGCGAGCGGTCATTCTGGTCGATGGCGTGAATATGCCCCAGGTCGCAAAAGAGGTCCCGGAGGAATTTATACAGGACGGTACTATGATCCAATATCGTTCCTGCGCCGCCTGGGCGGACGATGACACAAAGCAGAGCGTTGACTGGATGCTGGCGGAGATCATGGATAGCGAAAAATACGATCTCGTTGAGGACCCCGGAACTCTTCCTCTCCAGACCTTCCGGATCATGGACAGCGACACCAATATGTTTTGGCAGGGAGAGGCCAGGACGGCGGAGGATGCCTGCGATCAGGCGTTCCTGGAGATCGGCGGCAATTCCAGATTCCTGGTCGAGAACTGCGTCATCAAGACCCGATCTGCTACCGGGTCCTGGTGCAAATATAAGGGGGGGCGACGACCGGACCACGACCAGGATCCTCGTCGACTGCCAGCCCTGTGAACACCATCGCGGCATGATAAACAGCCGCCACGGCGTCAAGGTAGCTGGAAACGGCGGCAAGTGCACCCGCCAGGGTGGGCCCTGCGAGAAGGCGACGGGGGCGATATGATGGAGCACGCATCGTTGCCGTGGCGCATTAACGACACATACAGCACCTTAGTGGAAACAGAAAATAGGAGAATAATAGCCTCTACCGCCACCACCAGCAACCAAAGCACCATAAAGGACAACGCAAACGCTGCTTTTATCGTCCGCGCCTGCAACTGCCATGATGAGCTGGTGAGGGCATTGGAAGCATGCCTCCCGAGTATTAAGGCAGACGCTGAGGCGAGCCACTTAACTGATGGGTTCCGCAATGTCCGCAATTCCCACGACGATGTCTTGGAATTTGTCGAATCCGCTCTCAAGCTGGCCAAGGCTTTTTAGGAGGGCTGCAACATGGATGATCTGATCTATAAATTGTGGAACGCGGGTTACACTGACCGCCATATCAGCAGAGCTCTTAAAGGCGAACTGACGCCGCTCCAAGTCAAGGCCCGCCGGAAGAGTAAGGGGTGGATGAAGCTCAGGAGTGCGTCCGAGACGGAAAAGCGGGCATACAAACAGACAGGTAAGTACGCGGACAAAGAATTGTCGGCAATATTCCATTCCAATATCATCCCGCCGTCTGAAATTTTCGGGCGGTGGGTAAGCAATCTATGGGATCGATGCTGTCCGCATGCGTCTCTGGCTGATTTCCGCGCCTGGATACAGACGCCGGAGGGGAATAAATTCCTCATTTACGCCTCCCAGGGACGCTCAATTGAAACATTAAGAAAGCTGTGCAACCTATGAGAATGTCGGAGGAAGAATTAAGAAAATTGATGGAGGGGCGGCGGGTGCCGGTTGTCGCCGCTCCGCCGCATATTAGCGAAAGATCGCTATCCTTAACCATCGCCGGGTCTGTTGTCTCAAAGAAAAACTCCAAGATCGCGACGATGATCGGCGGCAAGAACTGTCCGAGAAAACCGCTGATCATCCCATCGAAGGCTTACGCAAAATGGGAAAAACAGGCACGGGCGGCAGTGTGGGGGAAGGCGATTACCCCACCCTTACTCTGCAAAGTACGGGTTGAGGCGCATTTTTACTACAAGGGACCACAGCCTGACTTGAGTGGGTCCCTGGAATCGATTGGCGACTGCCTGGAGGGCATCATCTGGGCCGATGACAAACTTATCGAGTCATGGGACGGAAGCCGATTGCACCACGACTTGATGAGTCCACGGACCGAACTGATTGTGAGGTGGTAGGTAAAATGGCCAAACCAATAGCCGATGGAAGGATGATTAATAAAGCAATTTCAAACTCTGACGGGTTTGCCTCCCTCTCCCCTCCGGCCGCTGTGCTGTTCTGTATGCTGATCCCATGGTTCAACGCGCATGGGAAGATGAACGGTGGGCCGGGGTACGTAAAAGATGAGGTATGCCCCAAAGTCAAATTTTTGACATACGCGAATATCCCCGCTTACCTCAAAGAGATCACGGACCACACAAACGTGAAATGGTTTATGGATGGGGGGCGCTATTGGATACACGCTCTCCATTTCAAGACCGATCACCAGCGTCTCGATAAGGATAAATTCGGAATTGATTCCCTGCCTGCGTATAGTCCGGAACTAGTCGCCGACTACTCCACGACTAGTCCGGAACTAGTCGCCGACTACTCCACGACTAGTCCGGAACTAGTAGGGCACGAAGTAGAAGTAGAAGTAGAAGTAGAAGTAGAAGTAGAAGTAGAAGTAGAAGAACCTTTTTTGCAAGCAAAAAAGGAGCAAGCTCCCCCTGTTGATAACTCAAAATTTGAAATTCCATCCAAGGAGGATATTCAGGAATCATCCGAACCGAGAATAGAAGAGTACATCCTCGAAGTATGTACCAGGCTCTATGAGGGAAAGACGTTCCCCGACGTATTCGCCTTTAAAAACGTGGCCGTAAAAAATAAGAAAAACCCCCGCAGCATTTTACACACCCTCTGCCGTTGCTATATCGCTCGCCCACCAGACCCATGGGCATACTGCACTAAGATCATTAAACTTGAGGATCTGAACTACAATGAACGAGATTACCGAAAAACTTCACAATAGAGCCATGCGCGAGTTCGGGGAGTTTGCCGCGCAAATGGCGAGATCCGGAAGTACGAAAAGCGATATCGTCAGGGCATTCCAGGCGCAAATGAAAATAAAAACAGTGCGATATTACGACAACCTCAAGGGCCTTAAAAGTTTCAAAGAGGTGTTTTCCTCGATGAATATTGCTCCTTCCGCCGGCAGCAAGGCGGAAATAATTTTTTATGAAATGCTCACGAAGAGCGGAATTGTCTTTAAATTTCAATACAAAATAGGCCCTTATACCGCAGATTATCTGGTATGCGGCTATTTGATTGTTGAATTGGATGGCCCTAAGCACAACAAGGCTCACGATGATAGCCGGGACAGGTACATGAGGGGGAAGGGTTACCGGATACTGAGAGTCCCGTTGTTTGTCCTGGTTTCGTGTCCCGAGGCGGTGATTGACGAAATCAAGGAGGCAACAAAAATTCGGAGGGTAAAATGACCCTGATCATCCACACGGCGGAGATACGGGTGAGTTCATATGAGCGGATCATTGCGGCGTCCCTGAGAAAACAGGACGTGCTCAGCGAGGTCCAGATATGGCGTCGGGACTATCCGGGGAAGCGGGTTAAATACAGTACGATCATCGAGGAGGTGGAAAGGTGAAAACCATTTTAGCGATCTGTGATTACATCGACGGCATGGACCCGGCACTGTTCGGGGTTTTTCTGGCGGTCATTATGCTGGCCAGTTTACTTTTGGAAAGGAGATCAAGACCATGAAGAATATAGGCATAGGAGAAGCGGAAGAAGTGAAGGACGTGGAAGGAGATCAGCAGGGTGAGAATACGTCGGAAGTAAGAGGTGATGCGGGGTTGGGTCTGGAGGAATCGATGCCTCGGGAAATCGCTTTCATGTTCGTGATGATCGCCGCAATCGTGCAATTCGAATTGCTCTATCACCGCGGCTGGATCATGAAGTCGATCGAGGAGATCGTCAAGGTGCCTCTAGAGAAGATCCCGTATGATTTCGCGGTCGCGATCAAGCACTATGAGAAATACATGTATCAACAGGGTGATCGTCCGGTGTGGTTGTCCTGATCGAACCATGGAGGTGAGCGGATGCCAGAAGAAACGGCCAAGACAGGGTGGGAAAGTTTATCGGAGCTCACTGGCATTCATAAAAGAACGCTTTATCGGCGCCGGACCGAACTATTGGCTGCCGGTGCCATTTTTTATATCAAACATGGGAAGAGAAAGGCTAAGGCTATGTGCTATTTCCCTAGCTCGATCAAAATATTCTTAGGGCTTAAATCTTCCAGAAATACTTTCATTTAGTATTTTTTGTCACTCCTTCGTGTCACTTTCTTAATGTCACTCCTTCGTGTCACCTCTCGTGTCACTTTGATTTTGCCTAAACAATACCCCCTTAATAGCGACAAATGGAACCGATTACGACCGATGACATGGCCAAGGCGATCACGACGGCTCGCGATGTCTGCGAGAAGGAGGGGATCGATCTGAGGCTGTTGGTTCGGGGATGGAAAGAGGAGCTTAAAGCCAGAGAACCGAAGTTCTTTCAGAAAGACGGCAAGGTAACGGCAAAGAGGACTGTTGTCAATGTAACTGCCAGGCAAAACGCCAGGCGCGAACTTCACAAGCTCCGCGGTGATTACCCGGTAGAGACGAAAAAGGTCGAATTTCCCGACGAGAACGGCAGGCCCCAGAAGATAGGCGGGGGGATATTCACAGACATGGAGCGGGCTACACGCCTGCTTTACCTCCTGCAGCAGGCCGAGAAGAGGACGGACGATGACGGAAGCAGCGAATAGACTGACTCAGATCTCCAAACTCATATCGCGCATGACAGACGCCGAAAAGGCCGAGCTCGATGTCATGGTCGGCGAGACGCTGCCGGTCTGGGTTCCTCTGCCCGGTCCACAGCAAGACGCCTATGATACTATGGCTGATATCACCTATTATGGCGGATCCGCCGGAGGGGGAAAGTCTGATCTCCTCCTGGGCCTCGGCCTCACCCGTCACACACACTCGATCATCTATCGCCGCCAGGCCACTCAACTGATCGGGATCCAGAACCGCCTCCTCGATGAGATCCTGAAGACACGCAAGGGCTGGAATGGGCAGAGCGACATCCTGACCATGCCTGATCGGAGGATCGAGTTCGGATCCTGCAACAACGTCGGTGATGAGAAAAAATACCAGGGACGCCCGCACGATTTCATAGGTTTCGACGAGATTACCCACTTCTTGGAATCGCAATTTCGCTTTTTGACCGGCTGGCTGCGCACGACGATACCCGGACAGCGATGCCGCATTGTCTGCGCCGGGAATCCTCCGACCGACGTCGAGGGGCAATGGGTAATCAGGTTTTGGGGGCCATGGCTGGACGAAAAGCACCCGCACCCGGCGAAACCTGGTGAGATCCGATGGTTCACGACAATCGACGGCAAGGATGTGGAGCGTCCGGACGGTAGGCCCTTCAGGCTCAACGGCAGGATGGTGCAGCCTCTCTCCAGGACGTTCATCCCTTCGAACGTGGTGGACAATCCCTTCCTCGTTGCGACCGGGTACGAGGCACAGCTACAGGCCCTTCCCGAGCCCCTGCGCTCTCAGATGCTCAATGGAGATTTCAGGGCCGGAATGGAAGACAGCGCCTGGCAGATCTACCCCACTGCATGGGTCGAGGCTGCGATGTCCAGGTGGAGGCCTGACGGACGTCGTGGCGAGATGGATGCTCTCGGGGCTGATGTGGCAAGGGGCGGATCGGATAAGACGATTCTCGCGCCGCGGTATGGGAGTTGGTACGATGAGTTGGTTCGAATACCGGGGAAAGAGACGCCGAATGGCGCGATTACGGCCGGCCGGATCGTCGCGGCGCTGAGGGATGGGGCTGTGGTGCATGTCGATGCCCTGGGTGTGGGAGGGGAGACGATCGGGCACCTTGAGGGCAACAACATCCAGGTCGACGCGGTAGTCGGGTACGACACGAACAGCGTCCAGGGCCAGTACGATAAATCAACGGGACGCCTCAAGTTCCGCAATCTACGGGCGATGATTCACTGGCGTTTCCGCGAGGCGCTGGATCCCGTCAAGGGTGAGCATATCGCATTGCCTCCGGATTCGGAGCTGAAAGCCGACCTTTGCGCGATCCTATGGAAGCTGACACCGGGCGGGATTCTGGTCGCTGACAAAGAAGAGATCAGGAAGCTGATCGGCAGATCTCCGGACAACAGCGACGCCGTAGTCTATGCCTGGATCCCCACGATGAAGCGCGCCCTCTCCGTTGCGGTTGGTGCACAACAGCAGACATCTTATGATCCTTTCGATCCCGATTACGGGGCGCGTCCCCGCGGTAACCCGTACCAGGTAGGGGCGCCCGGCAGGGTGTCAGACATCCAATTGACCGATTACGACGTTTTTGGGGGTAGGTGATGAGTAAGTTTGTCAGCAAAGCAAGCGAGTTTATTAGTGATATTCCGATTCTCGGAAATATCGCGGACGAAACAGACCGGACTATCGCCCATACGTTGGGGAAAATAGCGGGCATGGAGCACGATGAAATCAACAACATAACGCACATGGTCGGAATAGCCGCGGCCACCTATGGAGCAGGTTCGTATTTAGGCGATGCGATGGGTGCTGGTGTAGGTGCAGGCACGGCGGAGGCCGCCATACCTGCCTTTGAAGTCGGGACCGAGGCTGTTGGAGCCGGAACGGCTGCCGGAACGGCTGCCGGAACGGCGGCTCCGGCGATCGGCGAGGGACTCATGGCTCAGATCGGGGCGGCAGCCACAAAAGCCGGATCCCTCATCAAGACCGCGGCGCCTTACATCATGGCGGGATCCGCTGCGATGAGCGCCCTGTCCGCGCCGGAGATTCCCGAGATTCCGGCCATGGATGCGACGGCAACGCCTCTTCCGTCAAGCACGCCTGAGGCGAAAGCAGAGGTCCAGACGCCGAAACCGGCAGCAGTGGCCGCGGCGATGGTCAAGAAGCGGATCCTCACCGGACTCGGCAGCGCGACACAGACGATCTACACGACACCCCAGGGGGATCTGAGCGCTCCGGCCCTGGGCAAAAAGAAACTTTTGGGGGCCTGATATGGACAAGACGGCCGAGAAGATCATCACGAGATACGATGAGCTACAAAGCGACAAAGGGACGCTCCTGAGCCATCTCCAGGAGATTGGCGACTATGGCCTGCCGACCTTTCAGAGTATGAGGACCAAACCGCAGATGGGGTCAAAGAAGATGCAGAAGATTTTTTCTTCGACGGTCATCTTCTGTCACACGGTATGGACGAACGGGCTGTGCGGGCTCCTGACGCCGGAGTCCTATCCCTGGTTTGAGATCACGACCAAGCGGCGCGACCTGGCTGACATCCCGAACGTCAAGCGGTGGCTGTCTTATACATCCGAGGTGATGCGATCGACGATCAACACGTCGAACGCCCAGGCGGCGCTCAAGTGCATGTACGGATCCCTGGGCTTTGCGGGATGCGGGTGCAATTATACCGAAGAGGGACGAACCAATATCCTGAACTTTCAGAATTTCAGCATTGCGAACGTGTGTATCGAGGAGGGCCCGGAGGGGACCGTGGATACCGTTTATCGCATGAGCAAGTTCTCGGCTCGGAATTGTAAAGCAATCTGGGGGGACAAGTGCTCCGACGATATCGACAAGGCGATGGAGAAGGAGCCCGGTAAGGAGTTTGAGATTCTTCACTGTGTCAAACCTCGCGGGGAATACGATTCGCGCAAGATGGATGCGCGCTCAATGCCTTACGCTAATTTTTACATCGAGAAGGCAAATGGCAACATCCTCGAGGAAGGCGGCTATCACGAATTCCCCTATCAGTTCCCGCGCCTCGCCCCGGCGGAGGATGAACCCTATGGATCCACCTCGCCGGCGCGTGAGGCCCTGGCAGAGGTCAAGATGTTGAACCAGATGCGTTATGACGGGATCAAGGCCCGGCAAAAGCGAAATGACCCACCGCTCGCAGCGCGTAAAGAATCCCTGTCCACGACCCGGACCACACCGGGCTCCGTGATTTTCTATACCGGGGACAAGCCTCCTGAACTGCTACAGCTGGCGGGTGACACCAGGGCGGACATCGAGGGAGAGAATGCGAGTAAAGAAGAGATCAAGCAGATCTTCTTCACGGACCTCTTTTTGCTCTTCGCCCAGCTGGACCACACAAACATGACGATTCCCGAGGTACGGGAACGCCTGGAAGAAAAGCTCGAGCTCCTGGGGCCGATGCTGGGGTCTCTGAAGGTTGAGCTGTTTAATCCCATGCTGAACCGGTCGTTCTGGATCATGTACCGCAAGGGGTATATCCCCCCGGCTCCCAAGGAGCTGATCGGCGAGGGCCTGGAAATTGAGTACACGTCTAAGTTGGCCATGGCCATGAAGAAGGTCGAGACGAAAGCGACGGCCGACACGGTGGCCTTCGTCGGCGGCATGGGGCAGATCGCGCCGGATGTGTTCGACAATTTCAACACCGATGAGATCGCCGTCGGCACGGCGCAGCGAAACGGGATGCCGGTAAAATACATGCGATCGCCCGATGAGGTGGGCAAGATCAGGCAAGCCAGGGCGCAGGCCCAACAGAAGGCGCAAGAGGATCAGGCCATGAGAGACATGGCGGCACACGCCCCCGGCTTGGCCAAAGCGCCGGAAGAGGGAAGCCCG